GAGTTGCTTCGGCACTTCAAATGGCTGGCGTTCTTGATTACGCTCCTGCGATGAACACTTCTTCGCTGAACATCGACGACACAGGCAACACATTTGCTGGTGTTATCAATGGTCGTATTAAGGTGTATATCGATCCATACGCTGGAACAAACTTCTTGGTAGTAGGCTATAAGGGTTCGAATCCGTTCGACGCTGGTCTCTTCTATTGCCCATACGTTCCACTTCAGATGGTTCGTGCGGTTGATCCAGGTTCGTTCCAACCAAAGATTGGCTTTAAGACACGTTACGGCATGGCACCGAATCCATTCGCTAAGGGTACTACAGCTGCTTCGACAACTGCAGTTCTTGAGCAAGATTCGAACAAGTACTATCGTCGCGTTCTTGTTAACAACCTTATGTAATATAAGAGTTGGAATAACCAACCTAAAAACTGGAAGGGGAGTCGAAAGGCTCCCCTTCTTTTTGGCATGTACAATATATAAATAGTGTGTATAATGGGTATTACAGCCAAAGGAAAGATATGACTGCCGTAAATAATATAAACAAAAACTTTCTGTCACCTTTAGGCTACAAGTTTACCTTAGCACGTGCACCTGCGATTAGCTATAATGTGCAAACAATTCGTTTTCCTGGAATACAGATGAGTAACGGCGAGAGTCCAACTCCGTTCGTTCCGATTCCAGTCACTGGCAAACTGACTTATAGCCCACTCGATCTGACGTTTCGAGTCAATGAAGATATGACAGATTATCTTGAGATCTATAACTGGATGGTAGCACTCGCTTCTCCAGTAAGTTTCGATGGATATAAAGCTTTACAGAATTCTCAAGTTGGAGGTACGTCTACTTTGTATTCCGATCTGAACTTACAGATCATGAACAGTAGCATGAACTCGAATATTATGATAACTTTTTATGATGCGTTTCCAGTGAATATAGGAGATATTGAGTTTAATACTACAGATACTAGTGTCAATTATATAGAATGCAGTGTAGAGTTTAAATATCTAAGGTATGATATCGAAGTTTTATAGGATTTAGTTATGAAAATTGATGACATTTATGCAGAATGGGAAAAAGATTCCCAGATTAATCGCTCTGAGCTCGGCGATGAAGCGCTCAACATTCCAAAGCTCCATCACAAGTATTTCAAGATCTTTACGCATGAGCGGCTGTTGCTTCGTAAACAAGAGACAGAGCTAAAGCAACTGAAGCTCGAGAAGCTGGAGTTTTACACTCTCGGACCGACAGAAGAGTCACATGAGAAAGGTTGGCGCTTGCCACCTCAAGGGAAAATACTGAAATCTGAAGTGAATAACTATATAGAAGCAGATAAGGATATGGTAAATCTATCACTGAAACTCGGCATTCAGCATGAGAAGATTGATCTCCTTGAATCCATCATCAAGTCTCTCACAGCCCGTGGCTTTAATATCAAAGCTGCCATCGAGTGGGAGCGTTTTAAAGTAGGTATTTAATGAGTTCAGTGCACCTTAAATTTATTAATAACGTCCACGTCAAAGTGGAGGCAGAGCCATCGACTATTATGGAACTGGCAGATACGTTTACGTTCTATGCTGAGAACTATAAGTTCCATCCAAAGTATCGAGCCAGAATGTGGGATGGAAAGATTCGTCTCGTCAATAACCTGACTGGATATGTATACGCTGGACTGGCAAGACATATTAAAAAGTTTTGTGATGCTCGAAACTATACATTCTCGTTTGACGAAGAGCTGTACTATGATGGTGTATCTGAACACGAGTTGAGGGAATTCATAGATACTCTTGGAATTCCTGAAAAGTATGCAATTCGAGACTATCAGTTTGATTCGATCTTAAAGTGTATTCGATCGAATCGAAGAACATTAGTATCGCCGACTTCTTCTGGTAAATCTTTGATGATCTACATTCTGATGAGATGGTATCAGAAGCATAAGGGTCTGATCATCGTTCCTACCATCGGTCTTGTTAATCAGATGGAGAGCGACTTTCGAGATTATGGATATACAGGCGATATTCATATGTCGACTCAAGGTTTGAGTAAGGCGAATGATATCGAAGCCGAACTTGTTATTACAACGTGGCAATCACTCAATAATGGTAAGAACAAGATGCCAAAACCGTGGTATCAACAGTTTGGAGTCGTATTCGGAGATGAAGCACATGGAGCAAAAGCGACTTCGCTTATACAAATTCTTAGCAGTCTTACTGATTGTAAGTATCGTTTTGGTACTACCGGCACGCTCGATGGTACACCTCTTAATGAAACAACAATCGAAGGTCTCTTCGGTCCAAAGTACAAAGCAGTTACCACAAAAGAGCTTATGGATCAAGGATACGTATCCAAACTCAAGATCAAGTGTATCGTCCTTAAGTATGATGAACAGACAAGCAAAGAGCTCAAAGGAAAAACATATCAAGAAGAAATCGATTTCCTCATTGGCAGTGAAGCTCGGAATAAATTCATCCGCAATCTCGGACTCTCTTTAAAAGGTAATAAGCTTGTTTTCTTTCGAATTGTCGATCATGGTAAAACACTCTATGATCTCATCACAAGAAGTACTAATCATAATGTTTTTTACATCGATGGTTCTGTTAGTGGTGATATGCGAGAGTCTATACGAAAGGCTATCGAAGAAGAAGAAAACGCCATCCTCCTCGCTTCGCTAGGAACGACATCGACAGGTGTGAGTATTAATCGACTACATCATATGATCGCAGCTTCTCCATCGAAGTCAAAGATTAAAGTTTTACAGTCCATCGGTCGTATGCTTCGATTGCATGAAGAGAAACAAGAACACGGCGCCATCTTATATGATATCGTCGATGATCTCTCTTACAAATCCCATCAAAACTTTACGCTCAAGCATTTTATTGAAAGAACAAAGATTTATGATGCTGAGCAGTTTGACTACGAAATCTATAACGTAAAGGTTTAATTATGATAAAAGTGATACACCTCATGAGCTGCGATAACATTATCGGAGAGGTTAAAGAAAATGAAGACGAATATATTGTTACACATCCATTCTTAATGGATATTGTCGACGATTCAGATGAAGGTTCTGGTATTCGTATGGATTATTTGTTAGCATTTTCGAAAGATAACTGTGTACATATAAAGAAAAACGTGGTATTGTATAACTATAATCCTTCGAATAGACTCGAAGAATATTATGGCCGACTCGTTGAATTTACGGCTAAACGCGAAAATGATGTCATGTTGAAACAAACCCTCGAGGGTATGGATGAGATGGATCGTAAGATGAAATCTTTTCTGACACAAAGACTCGTAGGAAAAAGTACAATAAATTGAGAAAGTTGAATGATGATTAAAAAGAAACCGACTACCCACTATATCGACAATAAGTTGTTTTATACCGAGATGGTCAAGTTCTGGAATTCTTGTCAAGAAGCGAAGAAGAATGGTGAGCCAAGGCCAGCGATTCCAAACTATGTAGGTAAGTGCATCATGATGATTGCACAACGACTTTCAACTCGACCTAACTTTATTGGATATTCTTATCGTGAAGAGATGGTAGGAGATGGCATTGAAAACTGTTTGACATACATTCATAACTTTAATCCAGAAAAATCTTCAAATCCATTCGCATACTTTACTCAAATCATTTACTATGCTTTCTTACGTCGAATTCAAAAAGAAAAAAAGCACACATATATCAAACACAAAGCTTTTGAGAATAGCATGATCATGAACACACTCGTGGACATGGCACCAGAAGATCGATCACACTTTAATGCCGCGTTTATCAATGTATCAGAAAAGCTTGGTGAATTGGTAGAAAAGTTTGAAGCAAAGAAACCACTAAAGCCTGTCGAAAAGAAAGGCGTAGAGAAGTTTATCGAGGACGAAGAAGATGAAGGATAATATTCCTGCTCTGGTTCAACAGATCAGAGAAAATATGCTGAATGAAAAAACACCTGAACACATTCGGTATAATTACATGGTTTCAATGGAGCTCATCCGCGACTTTGCGGATGCATCTTTACGTGAATATAATAGTGGTAAAAAGAAGATCTTTAAATGAAAATTGCTTTAATTACTGACACCCATTGGGGTGCTCGTGGAGATTCTGCGGCTTTCGCAGAATATTTTAATAGGTTTTATTATGACTACTTTTTCCCGTATCTTGCTGAACATGGTATTAATCGTATATTTCATCTTGGGGATATTGTTGATAGGCGTAAGTATATTAATTTTGTTACCGCAAGACACTTACGAAGATTCGTCGAGCACTGTGATAGCTCCGGAATACGTCTAGACGTTATTATCGGCAACCATGATACTTCGTTCAAGAACACGAACGAGGTCAACTCTATGAGGGAGCTCTTCGAGCATTCAACTTATGATATCCTC